CCCATTCAACACGGCAATATCCATCTAAATGAGATATACGAAACGATCCTTTAACATACTTGACTGTATATTCGACACCATCAAGCGGATAGGTCCATGTAAACGATGTTGCAGCGCCATAAACCGAATCAAAATAGTCCTGATGCGCTTTTGCCTGATCAACTGTCAATGCCGGGGACCTGAATTTCCAGCCGGCAAGAGTTTTTGTATGTTTAAGCCGTGTTTGTTCCGCGCCATTCTCCATTTCTGATTGAAGAACCTCATAATCCCGAACCTGTTCACATGTCTCATATTTTAAAGTAAAATCACTCATCGCCGGATCGTCTCTTTTCTTGTTGTTCCGTTGCTCGCAGCATCCATGCGAATGACGTTGACAATGACATTCTTTCCCTCACGAGTTGCCATCGCAGCTGCGACTGATTCAGATACAATCAAATTCTGTATTGTTAAATTTTGTTTTTGATTATTATCCTCACGGACATATGCTGACGGCTTGACTTCCTCACCGGCATGAAGTTTATATACCCCGGTAAATGGAACATAATTCGTGCCGTCCGCCATTCCAAAAGCTGGTTTTAGCCATGTGAAATTTGAAGTTAACGGTTGCAATACTAAAAAATACATCATAACCCTCGATAAAATATCAGATAATATTTTAAGAAGTGATTCCCCAAAATCAGCAGCAACCTGTTTCATGTTTTCAAATTGACCAGTAATCACATTAAAAAATCCATTACTAAATGCATTCGTCATTGCCGTCGCTGTTCGTTTTGCAACATCTTCACCAAGAGTCCCGAAATTCGATAATTCAACAACAACTTTTTTTAACCCAGCACCGAAACCATCACTAAATTCTTTTCCTTTTTTGATTAATTCATCCATCCATGTGATCTGTTTAACAATATGAATAGTTCCTAAATCCCCGCCAATACCTGCGGGCGCCTGTTCATTCATATTTTTAAGTGTATTGGCTAAATTAAGCGGTGCAATGGCAACCATCAAATTTTTAAATTTCTCTAACTTCTCATTAATGCCTTTTTTCTCTAACCAAATAAACATCTTGGTGAACAAACCATTTTCACCACTCAACGCTTCGTCAAGCCCGGATATCCCGCTAATCCATTCCCCAACTTTCCACCCAGCAAATGCTGCACCAGCAGCCATAACAACAGGATAAAGCCACCCAACATTCGTAGCGAGAACACCCACATCCGTCGCTAATCCCATTAATCTAAACGACTTAAATATCGACATAACAGGAATAAGAGTCAACAAAACACTGCTGAATCGTGTTAAAGCAGAAATTAAAATCATTGTATTTGCGACAATCTTTCCAAGGATCCCTGACATAATTAACGCCACCGACGTGAATAAAACAATATTAACAGCAGCAGATTTTGTTTGAGGATTCAACTTTTCGAAATTACTTGCCATATCCTCAACGATACTTGCCAACTTCTCTAATTTCGGCAACAATTCCCGGGCTAAATCTCCCTGAATATTCCTAAAAGAATTGTTTAACCTGTCAAACTGGACCTGAAAATCATAACTTTCCTTCGCAGCATTCTTTAATGACAAAACCAACGGTGAAATTAACGTGCCTCCCATAAAAAGCAAATTTGTACTAAACCGGGATAACCCCCTCCCTACCGAAGCCAAAGAATCAGCCATCTGTTCTGTCCGCTGCGATAAATTCTTAACATCGTTCTGGACCTTGGAAACAGATCCATCCCACTTGCTTTTATCGAGGACAATTTGACCAACTATGGCGCCTACATCAAACATTAGTTAATCCTTTGTAAAAGTTCCATTCCTCTTTGAATATCCCGATCGCTTTCTTGTTGGAGTTGATACGCCGATTTTTCCATTCTTCCAGCAAAAACCATTAAAAAAACAATAATACCTGCAAAAATCAAAATCTCTAACGTCCGCATAATCACCTCATCATTTGTCTTAAGGATTCCCAAGACTCCTTAATAACTTCTTTTCTCCCGAAGGTAATTTGACGAATCAAAAGTTCAATTTCGTCAACTGCCATTTTAAATTTATCCTGATCCATCCACGTAGCCCTCGCACTGATCATCATTCTCAACTGATCCTGAAGAAACTTCTTTTGCGCGCGCATTCCCCAAAACTGAATATCACGAACATCTAAATTCAAAAGTTCTTGATATCCAAACTGCCCGGGGAAGGCTGATACAATCATTTCCAACAAATCAAGCCTTCCCTCTACTCGTTTTTTAAAGAAATTCCTTCTTGAACTGTATTAAGAACAAAATCAAGTGCCTTTCCAATTTTCCTAATATCAATTTCATTGACAACAGCCTCTTCTGCTCCTGTTAATAAACAAAATTGTTTAATAACAGACTCGGAAGATTTGTCCTTTGCTATCTCTGCCACCCTGTTGATCATCGACATAGGGATCTTCGCAATGGTATAAACAATCCCATCAATCACGATCTCAATCGGTTCAGCTAACTGTTTTTGATCATCTAAATTTAATTTTGGCATGCCTTAATTCCTCCAGTTTTTACTGGTTAATATGATTCTTAATTACCAATCTGATACAACCGATTTCCGTTGTCCGCATCAGGGTATACGTTGAATGTGACTTTATACACGCGCTGATTTTCATTGTCAAAAGTCAATTCAATATCCGTGACCGGCGACGCTTTAAATATTGTAATCCTGTCCGCACTAGCAACACCATCAACCAACGGTGCTAAAATTAACTGTGCAGCATCAGACGCGCGTGCGATCCCCGCATGATTCTTAATAACCGCATAAGAACCCATACTCGACGCTCCCGGAATAACAGTAACCAACTGCGCCAATGTACTTCTTGACATCGGAACTTCAACAGAAATCTTTCGACCAGTTAAGATATGATCAACCGGCGTACTTCCCGCCTGATCCTCATTGACCTCAACTTGATTCATACTGTCCCGAAAGATAACACCTCCCTTGGTTTTGCCAAGGTCCACGCCATCAAATGTGATCTGGCATGGTCCTAAATCCTTAATCAATGCTTCTGGCATCTAACCCCTCCTTTTTACATTTTCCTTATTCTAATTAAAAGATTTGCGCTAAACTCCCATCGACCTTCTTCATCTTGTCCGACCGACTGGGGAAACTGCTGGGCTTCAATAAACTCAGCTTTATACGTTGTGTCCGATATTAGCGTCGGAAACGTAACTTGCGCCTTTGATTTGAGCAGATCAAAGACTGTATAAATATCATCCCGGGCATCCCAATAACTTTGCGCTCGACTGAGAATTTGGATCATCTTATCACCTGAGTCCGGGAAATAAGAGTTTACCATCCCACCAGTGGGTTCTAACACCGCAACACACCGATCCTGTGAATCAACTGGACGAAAACCTGCAAACAAATCTTCATCAATCACAAAAGACGTGTTGTTCTCAATATATTTAGTTAGTTCTTTTATCATTGCATTGCATTAACGGCATTAGTAATAATTTTTTTATAAATCATCCGATTCCCGGACATTTTACTCTCAAGATATTTGTTGCCCGCTTCTCTATCTCTAAAATGCATAGGAACCTCATGCGTCCGTGAGGCATACGGGACATTAAACCCAATTAATCCGATTATTTTCCCATGTTGCAAGGGGATCTTATACCCCATGGCTTTTTTATCAGACCTTTCCCCGGGACCTAAAGGAACAGGCAATTCTCTTTCTTGGACATGAATAGATGCCGAACCCCTCAAGAAACCCTCCCTAATAGGCGCTGTTGGGCGCTGCATGACCGTATCTGTCTTAATCTGAAGCAATGCCCTACCTATCCCAGTTTCAAATCCCTGCTCGATTCTGGCGTTGATTTTGCCTAGATTCTCTATAAAAGCATCAACTTTTAGTGTGAATGTCTTAGCCAACGCCAACCTCCATATGTGAAATCTTCGAAAATGCCTTAACTTTTTAAACGTAATAACTGGATGCTCAACATCATCAAATCTTATTTTATCACCAACGCTCAATTCCGTATCGTTTAAATAAACAATCGCTTGTAAGGTAACAACCTCACCTGCTGTATTTCTAATCAATCTTGACGTATATTCCACGCGTGCCCGGGCAGGTGTTTCCGTGAAACTTTTTTCACCCCACGAAGCTGTACCATTCTTTCTGATTAAAACGACCGTATCTGTCATATATGCATTAAGCACTGGCAACCTCCTCATAATCTGATACTGTATCAACCATCTGATTCGTAGAATTACTTAACCTGATAGATCCCTGTAAAAGCCCGCGAGCAATCAATGATTCCCTAGTCATAGGCAAAAGCAAATGCCGGCAATTTGGATGAAATGGCGGGCGTTCCTCTAGTGGTGGAAAGTCCTTGTCTTGCCCGGATATTGAATAAATTTTCCCCTGATAAGGATCACAAATCTCGCAGGATCCTGAATGAATGTCTACCTGAACCAAATCAACACCATATTGCAAAGACGCGTTAATATTCGCCTGATTAGATGATTCCATCACCCGGGACCGGGAAACTAACCGGCTATATGCCTGCGGTTCATAGTTCCGACCATTGATCGTGATAAACTTCTCCTCTTTTAACTGTTTCTCAAATTCAGCCTGCAATCGATCAGAAATTTGTTTCCTTGTTTCGCCCTCAACTAATCCCTGTGAAATCATCTTTGATATTTGAACGTCTTCAATAACTTGTTGCTGGGTAGCCCGGATTAATTGGTTGACGTTCTTTTTTATTGTTTGATTAGCAACCAAAAAATCGAGCGTGATACTATCAACCAAAACAGAAATCGCGCTCTTATGCACCGTGGCATTCATATTCACATATTTTGAAACACCTAGCGATCGCAATCTTTCTTGCGATAGATCTAATCCATGGGAATACGCCAAAGGTATTGTTTCTTTTGTCCATTTCCTTGCAGCCAGATCCAATCTGACAATTTCCTGATTTATCTGAGTCAATAAAATCTCTGATCGTGTCTTGTTGAAATCAGTGATATCAATATCTTGTATTTTCCTTGCCAAATCTTTCTGCGCTGCACGATAAATTAATGCAAGAAATTCAACCCGCTGTTCAAGGTATATTTCCTTGACAAAACTCTTAAAAGATGGATTTAAAAAAGACATTAACTCACATCCTCCTCATCATCCCGGGAAAGATCATCAACAAAACCCCGTTACCTTCAAAAATATATTCTTTTAATAAAGCCCTAACTTCCGGCGGGAAAGCCAATACTCCCCGGACCGCAGGATCGTAAGACTCTTTTGTGATCCCGGACTGAATAACTCCCTGCGCCTGTAAAGCAGCGCGCCGGGTAATATCCATACCCTCAATGATAATATAAAGTGCCATTTCACACTGCGCATCTTTTAAAACGTCATTTATTTCTGAAGGTAAATTAATAAAAGCCCCTGAATTAACAATCCGTTTATATGCCGTGATAAGCGCAGCTTCCTTATTTGTATCATCCGTCCAGACTTCCCAAGATCCGTAACGGGTTTCCATGTATTCATCAGCTTCATCAACTGTTAACCAACTATTCGTTCCAACAACAAGTCTCATGATTTTCCCTCCTCAAAAAATTTCAAACGCCTGCTTGTTTTCTTTAATAGATGTATATGCCCCATGAGTCGCATATACGACAACACTATACATCCCTTTTTGCCAACTTGCAGCACTTTGAATCGTAAGAGTCCAAACCCCAGTTGTTATTTGAGTCATTGCAACGCCATCAGCGACAAGGATATCATCTTCATCAATAATATCGCATACGACACCACCATCCGGCGTTATTAATTCATCAAAAGCGTCTTTGGTCGTATCCTTTATCAAAAAAGCGCCTCCATTTTTAATTCTAGGAATATCATCCATTACTTCACCTCAACTTTCTGAGATATAAAATCCGTTGCGATTATTTCCTGAGATATTAAATCTTTTACTAAAACTTCCTGTTCTATGAATGAACCTCCTGAAGGACTCGCACTTGGCGATCCTGAAGGCGATGAACTTGGACTTGGCGAAGCTGACGGCGTGGCG